ACTGATTATAGAAAATATATTACAGACGTATTTAATAATAAAAGAAGATTGACAAAGGTTACCGCATACCTACCTATGAAGATATATTATAATTTAAAGTTAAATGATTTAATACAACTAGGTCAAGATAATTATAAAATAAATTCTTTAACAACAAATCTAACAACAGGAAAAACAGATTTTGAATTATTAAACGATGTACAGGGTGTTTTATCGTCTACTGCAGGTGGTACACCTCCTACTCAAGTTACAGGGTTGGTAGCATCAAATATAACTCAAACGTCATTTACAATTACTTGGAATGCGTCAGTATCGCCTATTGGTAACACGATGTCCTATTACGTTGTTTATGCAAATGGAATAGCAGTTGGTGGGTCATTGGCTCAACCTTTACAGGCAACCTATTCAGATAGCATCACAGGGCTAAATCCTGCAACCTCGTATAATGTTACAGTAATTGCCTATGATATATTTCTGAATCAATCGCCTGTATCAAATACACTAATTGTTAATACACTACCATAATGATTAAAAATATAATAGATCTATTGCAAATAGCAAAAGGACAAACAGAAAATATAAGAATTGCACAGGGCAAAAATGCTTTGCCTAAAAATTTAAAATCAGGATTGAAACATCTTAAAAATACTATCAAATGGCAATAGAAAAAGAATATACTTTAAAGCTATCAACCGAAGATGCACAGAAAAACGTAGATGAATTAAACCAATCACTAGAGCTACAGGAAAGTTTAATTGATGATTTAGAAAAAGAAATTCGTCAATACGAAAAGCAGTTAGAGAAAACATCAAAGGCAGATTTAGCAGCACAAAAGAAAATAAAGGATGCTTTAAAACAAAAAAAGGAAGCCTTAAAAGACGAAAAAATTGCTTTAAAAGATTTAAATAAAGATAGAAAAAAAGCAAATGAGGAACTAAAAGACGCAACAGAAAATGCTGCTGATTATAGCGGTGCTTTAGGTCTAGTAGATAAGCAAACAGGCGGTCTTGTATCAGGTTTAAAAAATCTTACAGGTGGTTTAGGCGGTGCTACTAAGGGAATGAATCTTTTAAAGGTTGCTATAATAGGAACAGGTATAGGTGCATTATTGATTGCTATAACTGCAGTAACAACTGCTTTTAAATCATCAGAAGAGGGTCAAAACAAGTATGCAAAATTATTGGGTGTAATTGGCTCTGTTGTAGGAAACCTAGTTGATTTATTGGCAGACTTTGGTGAGACTATTATTTCAGCATTTGAGAATCCTAAACAAGCTATAATTGATTTAAAAAATTCAATCAAAGAAAATATAACTAATAGAATTGAAAGCCTTATTGATACTTTTGGTTTTTTAGGAAAGGCAATAAAAAAAGTATTTAGTGGAGATTTTAAAGGTGCTTTAGAAGATGCAAAGTCAGCAGGAAGTAGTTACGTAGATAGTTTAACAGGGGTTAAAAATACAATAGATAAAGTAACAGACGCCACTAAAGGATTTGTAAAAGAATTAAAAGAAGAAGCCATAATTGCAGGTCAAATAGCAGACAAAAGGGCAAAGGCAGATAAAATAGAAAGGAAAAATATTGTAGCTAGAGCAGAAGCAAATAGAAAACGTGCAGAGTTATTAGAAAAGGCAGTTAATAAAGAAAAGTTTACTGCACAGGAAAGAATTGAATTTTTAAAGGAAGCAGGTAGATTAGAAGAAGAAATAACAAATAAAGAAATTGAAGCGGCTAAGTTAAAACTTGAAGCTAAGACGTCAGAAAATGCTTTAGCTAGATCTACAAAAGAAGACCTAGAAGAAGAAGCACAGTTAAAAGCTAATTTAATTAATTTAGAGGCAGCTAGATTACAAAAACAGAAGCTAGTTACTAGTCAAATAGTAGCCGCAAAAAGGGAAGAAGAAGCAGAATTAAAAGCTATAAGGGATGCAAAAGCCTTAGAAATAAAAGAAGCAGAAAAGGCTGAAACAGATAGGCAGGCAGCAGTTGATAAAATAAATAAAGATTTAGAAATTCAAAAAGAAAACGAAAAGGCTCAAACTGAAATACAAAAAATTGAATTAGAAAAAGAACGGAAAATTGCAGAACTTGATAGGCTTAAAGCAACAGAAGAGGAAAAGGCAAATATCATAGCATTTTATGACGGTAAAATTACAGATGCAAAAGATAAAAACGAGGAAAAGCAAAAAAGGTTAAAAGAAATAAGAACAAAACAAACTTTAGGGGATGCTAAAAACACTTTTAATCAAATTGCTCAATTAGCAGGGGAAGACTCAAAGGTGGGGAAAGCATTTGCTATTGCTAGTGCTACAATTAGTGGAGTAGAGGGTGTTCAAAATGCTTATACAACCGCACAGAAATCACCTATAACAACTTTCTTTCCTGCTTATCCTGTTGTTTCAGCAGGTTTAGCTGCAGCAGTAGCAGTTAAGAATATTGCAACAATAAAAAAGCAAGACCCGTCAGGTAGAGGTGCATCAGCTTCACCGCAAAGACCAACAGGGACACCTCCTGCAGCATCAATACCTCCTGCATTTAATGTAGTGGGGGCAAGTGGAACAAATCAATTAGCAGATGCAATAGGTGGTCAAACGCAGCAACCTATTCAAGCATTTGTAGTTTCTAGTGAAGTAACATCAGCACAGGAACTAGATAGAAATATTATAGATGATGCATCAATAGGTTAAAAAACAAAATTTAAAATTTAATACGTTATAACAATATGAGAATAGTTGAATTAATATTAGACGAGGAACAAGAAGAAAGCGGTATTGAGGCAATTTCAATAGTAGAAAGCCCTGCAATAGAATCAGATTTTGTAGCCTTAAAAGGTGAGGAAGTAAAGTTAGCAGAAATTGACAAAGAAAAAAGAATTTTGCTAGGTGCTTTATTAATACCTAACAAGCCAATTTATAGAAAAAATGAGGAGGGTGATTATTACATATTTTTCTCAAAAGATACTATTTCTAAAGCATCACAAATGTATTTAAGAAATGGCTACCAAAATAATTCTACCTTAGAACACTCAAAAGATTTAAAAGGTTTAACCCTAGTTGAATCTTGGATTGTTGAAGATGAAGTACAAGACAAGTCTAGGAAGTACGGATTGAATGTACCTGTAGGAACTTGGATGGGAGCGGTAAAAGTTAATAATGACGAAATATGGAATGAATACGTTAGAACAAATAAAGTTAAGGGTTTTTCTATTGAGGGTTACTTTGCAGACAAAATGGAATCACCTAAAGAAGAGGTTAAAGAAGATATGTCAGCTAAAAGTGATCAAGAGACATTATTGAAAATAATTGAAATCTTGACAAGTGAGAAAAAATAAAGGGATATACATAGGAAGTAGAACGAGTCCTAAAGGAAGTTCACGTGCCAGTTTGTGTTGGGACACCAATACCTACTCAATAAGTTGTTGTGACGGATCTATTCAAGCACAGGGCATAGGAAGTATCACAGGCATAGCACCTGCACCTGTAAACACACCTTTAACAGATGCAACTTTTTACCAAGCTATTACAGATATATTAGCAGAAGATCCTAACGGTGATTATGATTTAGTACCCTATGGGAAAATACAGGATTGGGACGTGAGCCAAGTAACAGATATGTCTAGTGCATTTGATACAAATTATCCTAACTTTAATGGGGATATTTCAGGTTGGGATGTAAGTAGTGTAACTGATATGAATTTTATGTTCCGCAGGGCTACAAATTTCAATCAAGATATAGGGAATTGGAATGTAAGTAGTGTAAGTGATTTAAGCTATATGTTTTACCTAACAGAGCAATTTAATCAAGATTTAAACTCTTGGGATGTAAGTAATGTTATTAATATGTCAGGAACTTTCGGTGAGTGTGTATTTAATGGAGATATAACTGATTGGGATGTTAGCAATGTAGAGGTTATGGAATATATGTTTAGAGGAGCAGAGCCTACCGTTGTTGTTATGCAATTCAATCAAGATATCAGTAATTGGGACGTGAGCAATGTTACGAGTATGCGTAGAATGTTTGAAAATGCAATCGCCTTTAATCAAGATCTAAGTATTTGGGATGTAGACAATGTAAGTAATTGTAATGCCTTTAGTGATGATACTCCTCAATGGACTTTACCTAAGCCAAATTTCACAAATTGTACACCTTAAAAAATAACCAAAATGCAAAAAATTAATTAATAATCGTTATATGAATAATATGAAATCAACCGAAATGTTAAACCAAATTAAAACACTTCTAAATATTGAAGTAAAACTTGAAGAAGCCAAGTTAGAAAATGGAACTGTAGTTACTGCAGATGCATTTGAAAAAGGAAAAGAAATCTTTATAGTAACAGATGACGAAAAGGTAGCGATGCCTGTAGGTGAATATTTACTAGAAGACGGAAAGCTAATTGTAGTTGAAGAAGAGGGAACTATTGCAGACGTAAGAGAAGTGTCTGATGAAGCACCTGCAAAGGAAGAAGAAACAGAAAAAGAAGAAGAAACCACTTCTGATTTAGCCGAAGAAAAAAAAGAAGAAGAAATGGCAGATGTCGCAGATTGGGAGGGAATGGAGAAAAGAATCCAAAACCTAGAAGATGCTATTGCAGATTTAAAAGCTGACAAGGAAAGCAAAATGCAAGAGGAAGAAATGTCAAATGAAGTACAGGCACCTTTAAAGTCAAGAACTGTAAAAGAAGAATTTTCGGAAGTAGAAAAAACTGAATTATCAGAGGCAGCTGCAAAACCAATTAAGCATAATCCCGAAGCAGAAACAAAACAAATAAAAAGGGTTGAATTTGGAAAAGGAAAATTTAATACAACCTTTGACAAGGTTATGGAACAAATAAGTAAAATTAAAAACTAAAATAAATTAAAAATGAGTAACTTAAAAAAAGTTGATTTAGCAACTACAACTAACATCACTACGACCTATGCAGGAGAATTTGCAGGAGAGTATATCGCAGCTGCACTTTTAAAAGCATCCACTATTGATGACGGAGGTATTTCTGTAAAATCTAATATTTCTTACAAAGAAGTAATTAAAAAACTAGCTACAGGGGATTTAGTAACTGCTGCAGGGTGCGATTTTGTACCTAACAGCTCTGTAACACTAACTGAAAGAATTATTGAGCCTAAAGAATTACAAGTGAATTTACAGTTATGTAAATATGATTTCGTAAACGATTGGGAATCTCAACAAATGGGTTTCGGTTTAGGTCAAACTTTGCCACCTAAATTTTCTGACTTCTTAATTGCACACGTTGCAGCAGAAGTAGCACAAAACACAGAGTTCAATATTTGGCAAGGAGATACTGCAGGAGCAGGATATACTTCTTTTGACGGATTTGAAAAGTTAATTGCAGCCGCAGTAACTGCAGGTGATATTCCTGCTGCACAGGCTTTAGTTTCAGCACCTTTAACTGCAGCTAACATCATTGAAAAATTATCAGACGTTGTAACGGCTATTCCTAACCAAGTTTATGGAAAAGAAGATTTATTCTTATACATTTCATCTAAAGCTGCAAAACTTTATGTACAAGCTTTAGGAGGATTTGGAGCAGCAGGTCTTGGAGCAAATGGTGTTAACGGAATGGGGACGCAATGGTGGAATAACGGATCATTAACTGTAAATGGAGTTAAGATTTTTGTTGGAACAGGATTGTCTGATGACAAAATGTATGCTGCACAAAGAAGTAATTTATACTTTGGAACAGGATTGTTAAATTCTACACAAGAAGTTAAGGTCTTAGATATGGCAGATTTAGATGCTTCAAACAATGTAAGAATGGTAATGCGTTTTACAAGTGGAGTTCAATTTGGAATAGCTGAAGACATAGTTTCTTTTGCATAATTAATTAATAACCATAAAAATAGGGTAGGTAGAAATGTATCTACTTACCCTTTTTTTTTA